CCCTTTTCGTCGCGCTTAAATGGCGCGTTGATCTTGTGATACTCAGTCATTAAATCCTCACTTGCAGGTGGGATCAGCAGTCACCGAGACAGCACGAGCCTCACTCTGACCGCCACCGTTGGTCGTGGTCGAGTAACGAATACCGTCAACACAGACGGTAGCAACGTTGGCGTAACCGTCAGGCATTTCGATAATGGTGACAGGCTTGTTCACGCGCTTCCCAATAGGAGCGTCCTTGAACGTCTCGTTGAACTTGTCGAAGCCTCCACCGGCACCGCTACCACAAGCAGTAAGCGAGACAGCGGCAAGTGCAGCAACAGCGGCAAAAACAATCTTCTTCATTTTGACTCCTAAGTGGTCGTTGATGTTGAGACTAGATTACACACTGTTGCTGCACCTGTCAACAGTCATTCCCAAGAAGGTTCTCAGGGATGGTGTCTGGCACAAGATCGCCAGCGTTCAGATACTCACAGTAGTCCATGATGTTATCAAGATTGTCAAGGATGAGTCCACCCATCTGTACTCCATGTTGACAGGTAGTTCCTTGAACAGCGGCCTCAACAACACCATCGGCGTATGCCCTGACCATATCCTTAATTCCAGTAACAGAAATAAAGACCTCACCATCGATGACGCGGGGCTTCATGACATTATCAATAGCATCCTTAGTCATTTCATCGACTTCGAACTGATCCTCTTCCATGTTTCTCCTTATCCGAACGCTATACGTTCTATTGCTGACTTACGCGGAACGTGGCCGATAACACACATCCAACAGTGGTAGGTGCTGTGGTCGCATTCCTTTGGTGTCTTTTGCATTGTCGCAGGCCATGCGGAAGGCTGCGGACCAGAGAAACACTCTGGACATTCTTCACCGGGGAAAAGTATCCTGCCGTTCATACAAAGATCACAAGTCTCGGGTCTTGGACCCTTCAATGATCTTTCTCTACCGCGCTTTGGTAGTTCACCGTTTTCGTCGTAGGTCAAGTCAGACTTACGAGCGTTACAGACGCGGTGCATCAACTGTAGGTTATCCAAACCCCACGTCTTCTCAAAAGGCCAACCCTCTTCGTAAGCCTTAACCTGTGGGTAGATGTGGTCAAGAGATAGACCGTATCTTGAATCTGGGTCGGGATCAAACGGCAATCTACAACCGGGGTACTGACACTTGTAGCCGTCACGCTCAATCAAAGCAGCGATAGCAGCCTGTCTGTCGAATTGTATCTTACCACTAACCATAACTAGCGTCATTTTACCCTCCTTAGTTAAAATAGATTTTTGCCGCTAAATCTCGGACATACTTCCCGTAGTGCTTCGTAACGCTACCGGGCGGTGTCCCATTTGTCAAGACATATTCCGACAGAAGGTCTTGTAGATTAAACAAGCCAGAGGGGCAGAGAATTACCTCTTCTTCTCCTACCTTTATCTTAGCAAATTTCATAGGATTTGGAATGTGCTTTATTGAACATTCACAATTACTATCTACTTCACTACTTCTTGTAAGAACATATTCTAAGTTCATTTTAGTCCTCAAATCAACGCTTGTCAAGACCCCAACACCTTCCAACCTTGCATCCACGTTGAAAGTTCCGGTGGCATGTCCGGCTTTGGAGCCTTGATCGGTGCCACTTGATTTTCAGGTTCTGGTGCTGTAGGCTTAGACCTCTTGATCGTGCTCAACGTCATTACCTCAATCTCGGCCAACTCTGGCCTTGGCGTGTGCGCGATAGAATTAAAGATCGCTCCACAGATAGAGTCGGAAAAGTCCTTCTTTCCACTACGGGAGTGGTCGATCTTGTCTGCCTTTGTCACTCGCAGAGCCAGCAACTCGTCAACGAATAGATCATTGTTAGGCGCTGACAGTCTTCCCTCATGAACCACCATTGCCATATCGGTATAGTGCTTCTTTGCTACTGAAAGAATTTCACTTCTGATTCCGTACCGGCGAAGTTCATTCATGATATCGTGACTGTTCCAGCGGTCGAAGGTGACCAAGGAAAGATCGAAGCCTCTTCTTTGTAGGGAAAGAATGTACTCACGCACGTCAGCGAAGTCTACAGTCTTGTCTGAGGTAGGTGTCCACCAACGAACTGCATCGACCTTCACATACGGAGCCGGTTCTGTCAAGTCTGCACCGATCTGCCTTGTCTTCCAGTATTCCACGTGTGCCATTGTGACAACACAACGGTCAATCTTCTGAGCAAGGTCAACGTGAATGAAATATTTCTTGCCTTCCTCTGGTTGGAACCACTCTTGGAATCTGTTTTGATCGTCGACACCATTCTGACCACGGAAGGCATTTTCCATTGCCTCACGGTCCTTGAAGAATGCGTCTACAGCCTCAGGAGGCATGCAGGCAAAACGAGAAAGAGCATCTACAGGATTAGACAAAAATGCTTCCTTGTAGTGTTCGATATTCTTGGTTGGGTTGACCTCCCACGATGGGCGCTTTAGAGCAAAGACACGAGGCTGGGCGTAGCGGATAATGTGATCCTCTTCCCACTGAATCGTGAATTCATTGCCCTCTGTACCGGGCGGCAAGTCCTCGTGAATAGCGAACGTGTGCTCACGAATGACAACCTGCTTTTCACCATACGTTGGTGGGTTACCGTGTGGATTTCCTTCCACGGCTTCCTTGTAACGCTGCTGGATAAAGTCATCCTTGAATCGAGGGAAGGAAAGCAGAACAACCTTTCCAACCTCTGGGAAACGAGAAGTAACCGAGGCGGCGTACATGTCGTAAACAGCCTGAGCAGTCTTTCCGTGTTCATTACCGGAGTTGCTGTCAAGAGCAAAACCAGAAATCTCGTCAAGCACAACATAGAGAACGTTGTAACCCTCCCAAGCCTCTCGCTCGGAGTGACCTGAGTAAACGTTAACGTTCTTGATGAATGCAATATGACCAGCCTTCTTCTCGTACTTACCCTCAAACCATGGAGAGCGCTCAATACGAATAGCGAAGTTCTTGAAGAACACGTTGTTAGCCTGCTGTGCGTTGATAGCGATGTTCAGGATATCGATGGAGTCGCCGGAAGGCTTGCGGTAATACTTAGCCGGGTCACGAAGGCATAGTAGCAGGTACACGATGTATGCACAAGCCACGGTAGAAAGGAAGTCCTTACCAGAACCCTTTCCCAATTGTGCGATAACTTCACGTGCTGTCTTCTTCCATCGCTTGGTGCCCTCTACGTCTCCATAAAGGCTCTGTAGCGTGTGCTCAAAATAAATCTGGCTAGATGCCTCAACCAATTCATACTGGTACTCAGAGAGCGGTGAGTCGGCCATGTTGAGGTACTGTGGGCTTGTTACGAACGTGCGAATATCGACGGGACGCTCTTCAAAGTCGTCACCGCCTACCGCGTTCATTAGATTTGTAAAGTTTAGCATTAGTTAGCAAGTTCCCCCATGATTGTATTACCCTCAGGGTCAGTCGGCACCGAGCCGCCCGTTCCGAAGATTTGTGATAGTCTTTCCTGAATAAAGGCACGTGTTTGTGGATACCTAGAGGCAACCTCGGCAAACATCTTCTGAATCTCTTCTGCCTTTGCTTCCATTTCGGCAATCTCTTCTGCCATACCGGAGTCATCATAAAGACCAGCCTTCTGCAAGGACTCTTGACGCTTTGACTCAACGTCGGCAATTGCCTTTAGCGTACCGGCCCTCGTCTTAACATCTGCCAGAGGATCATTCACAATGGCCCACATTTCCTTGATGATAAGGTCGTAGTGACGGTCCATAGCCGTCATTGCCTCGGCTGCTCGGCCTTGAATGTCTGGGTTGTTACGCGCAATAGAGCGCCACTCGTCCATATAGTCGAGAACCTTTTTTCTCGGTATGTCGAGTTCGCGTGCAATTGTTGTCGGGTTTGTCTCACCCTTTAGGATCGCCTCAACGACCCTGTTCATTTCCTCATAATAAGGCGCGTCTTCAATATGTGTTACTGTCATTTGTCTCTTCTACTTCTCTTTCTGCATGGTACACCGACTAGTCTTGATACCGGGATCATGCGCTTTTCCTTTCCAACGTGAACCAGCAAGTAGTCCTTACCGTTGTCGAGGTTATGAACTAGGCACTCAAAGATAACTAGCCCATAAATGCCACTAACCTTTAGAAAGGCTCCGCTCTTAACGGTAACTTCTCTAAAGGTTAGGGTGTGTGAAATTGTAGCGTTGTCAGTGTATGACACCGGAGTTAACCTTTCCTTTAGTGGTTACTCCTATATTGTATCATATCGTTAATGTATTCAATGTATTCTTGGTAGCCCATGCTGTTCTTTGCTCTATTGCATACAAAACAGCAGGGAACCACATTCTCAATTACATATCCAATATCATTGTTCAGTCGATCAAGACCGTTATATCTAAAGTCTTTGATCAGGTATTCTCCTGAACGCTTGGATGCGACGTTGATACTGTTTCTGTCTACACGACCACAGTAATGACAGGGGTGGTGAATGGCCTCTACGAACCAGTCAAACGGGAGATTAAATTCCCTACCGGCCCTAGCAGCGTCCGATTTTACTCGCTTGTATGCCGCCCTCTCACCGACGTTAGGTTGCATGTTTTCCTTGCGCTTACAGTTCTTGCATCTGATCTGGTCAGACGTTGTAATCTTGTACTGACGCGAGAGGCGGAATTCATCGCCGCACTTACACTTAAAGATGAATTCCTTCCTCGCGTGCCCAACTAGAGTTGCATGTTCGAAAAGAAATGAGTGCCAGTTCTTTTCTATGAAACCCTGCAACTTCAAGAAGAATGTCCACCATTCTTCGTGGGACTCCATACGGAGCCTTCAAACTTGAAAGTGCGGTTCAACTTGTTTCCACAAGCCGAGCAAGTTTGTCTGTCTCGATCATCGATCTTGACGATTCTGTTCTCATCCTTGTCACAGGCGAGACACGTGTATGAATAATTTGGCATTTATACTCCTAGTTCTAAGGCCGCTTCTTCAAGCGCCACCTTCTTAGGATATTCTATCACGTCTGAAATGCGATATTCTCCTGCGTCATAGTCGTCATTCCAAGGGCGGGTGATGAGATAGCACGGCGTACCGGCCTGCCACAGAGCCTCAAAGTTAGCGACCTTATCCTCAACAAAGATATCGGTCTTTGAAGAGGTCTTATCAGCAGAGAAGATTAGTTCATCATACATAGGGAAACCATACTCAATCCACCACTCACGAGTAGCATTCCAACTCTTACTCGGGTGTGAGCCAAAGTTACGGTCAGTGATAACAATAATCTCGTGACCGGCATCCTTAACGGCCTGTACCGCCTCAACTGCGTTGGGACGGACATTTCCACGGAAGATGTAGCCAGCGTCAACACCGTCGTGACAGAACTGCATAAAGTCGTCAGTCGTCCACTTCCAGTCCTTATACCAGTCCCAATAGGGCTTTGGATTAGGCCCGCTCTTCCACAGGTAATCTTGGCCGGTGGCTTCAAGATAATCCTTGACTGACTGTCCAAAATTGAACAAAACGCCATCTAAATCAAAACCTACACGCATATTAACTCCTATCGCATCCACACGTATCTGTGTGAAGATCATTATGCTTTCCGTCTGGCCCTACCGGGCGGTGTCTGTCACACTCATCAATTAGACGCTGTAGTCTATTTATGTGCTCATAAACTCTCAGGTCATAAGGGTTTCTACCAAGTGCCGATTGAGCCGCACATAGCGTCTCTCTCAGCATCTTTGGACCGTCTTTAACTTCATATGAAGTCACGGCTGCATCCTTCCAAAGTCCCAGCCGGTAATGTCAACAGAGAAGCCAACGATTGAGTCAAACGTATCCATAATCTCATCGCTGTGACCTGACTTGAAATAACCAAGCGTAAGGTGTGGCTTATATGGAATGTACGTCTGCACACCCGGCAGCACAGCCAACTGCTCGTTAATCTCAAACAGAGCATCATCCTCAACCCTAACAACAAAGCAGTCGTAAGGCTCGTCAGGGTATGGCGATGGGAAGATTTCAATATCGCTAATGTCTAGCGACCTTGGGAGGACAATGCTGTCGAGCACCTGCTTACAGTGCTTTTGACGAACCTTGGGATCGAGCGGACCACGAGCAGTGACGTGCCACTTCTCCATAATGCCCTTCATCCAATACTTCGTAGGATCGGGAGACACGTACTGGAACTCACGAATAGCATTGGGGTACTCGTCGCCATAAGGGCTGCTGGTATCGATCATGACATACCCAGCATTTGCGAAATCAAACAGGTCATCATATAGATCGTCAAACTCGTGTGCGTTTTTCATCAGTGTTTCCACCTTTCTAGCGCTCTACCTACCATCGCGTGGTATTCTTCAAGCGTTCCGTCATTTGTTAGATACTGCTGGAAGTGTGGGTAATCATCGAGGCTAGTCTCGCTAGCGTGATTATTTGCTGGACCCACACCGGCCCTCGTAACGCGCCACAGGCTGCCCTCTCGGTGCCACACGGCGTCTGCCTCATTAGGGAAGCGAACGTCGGTGATTACGTAGTCCTTGTTTGGGTCAAGATTGTTCAATGCTGAGTCAACCCAGATGTTCTCACCTAGCACCTGCCTACCAGCCTCGGTACCAAGACGCTGCAACAGTTCTCTGATTTCCTGACCATATGGAGACTCCTTGTAATCATCCCAACCAACGTAATCAATTACGTCCCTGACTCGCATAGGCTCATTCTTGCCCCACAGGTGCCAGCCAATGTCATCAGACTTTAGATAAAGATCATTTGACACCAGCGGGTTCAGTGCATAAAGAAAGTCACGCAACTTGTCTGCAAATGCAATGCGTGTAAAACCATGCTGCTCTACGAGAACCTTTGCGGCCTCGTCTTTTCCGACTCTGGCGTATCCGCTCAAACCAATAATCAAAGTTCTTCCATTCCGTTCTTACGTCGCACTTCATTTGGGCTGTAAAGACCCTCTACAAACTTAGTAATCTGGTCATCCTCACCGAGAAGTGGACGCATGTATGTATTTGAAGGTGCCCAATACAAACCATCAGCATATGGCTTTAGCGGCTGTGGAATAACCCCTCTTGCTGGGTCATCTGCTGGACGCTCGATAGCGTCACTCTTTACCTCTTCATACTTCCAGTGGAACGTCTCATCATCACATGGATAATGCTCACCCTTCGCACCACGCACGATCCACTGACCAGTCTTTACACCAATCCATGTGTCATGCAGGAAGTCAAAAACTTCGGCGGTAATGCCAAAGCCGTCAGGACCGGGGTAGTCCCTGAAATTACCACCAGTCCATTCCTTCATTTCATCAAGATTGTCACCCTCCCAGCGAAGAGCCTCAATCTCAACGATCTTTGTTCTAAATCTCTTTACTGTCACCTTTTACCATCCTTGGGTATGTAAATAAGAAAATCTGTCTGTCATCGCAATCGCTACAGTGATGCGGATATTTTGGAGGATTAGTAAGAAGCACCTTTCCATCTGGCGTATACTCACCGCCACAATCGCAGTACCCTCTTACAATATGAACTTGGACCTCAGTCTTGACTTCCTTCATGAATAATCTCCGATTCTTGTACGATGCTTGCTTCCTGACCGGTAATATATACCAAGTCTGGGAAGTAGGGCTTTGAAGTGTAACCGTTCAACTCACCGGCCTTGACGTAATCAAATAGTTGATTGTCGTACTGCTCGTGGAGTCCATCACGGTCCAGAAGCCTCATGATCTTTCGTGCACCCTGAGGCGTGTAATACATCGACACCCCGCCGTAGTTCTGATATGCTCGACACAACTTTGCAGAAACAGACATTGTTTCGTTGTCATAAAGGTGGTCAGAGTCGCGTGGAATGAACAACGCGAAGAAATCAGCATCATCGGGTAGTTGCTTGATCCTGTCAAAGAACTCTGGGACAAAGTTAGCATGCAAAAGAGCATCGTCCTCAAAGGTCACGATGGGGTACTCGTGAGCAACAGCCAGAGCATTGAGCACAGAGAACCAGATACCTAGTTGCCCTGCTCGCTCCAACTTACCCGACTCGATGTGGATAGCATGCGGGCTGGTATGCTTCTTGAACTCTAGCATCTTGGGGTCGGTGCAGTCAACACTCAGACCATGAAACTCGTCCCAATTCTGCACCTGATACCTAATGGCATTCTTATAGTGAAGTCTTGTGTCGTTAATTGAAAAGATTGTGTAAATCACTTGATAAACTTGAACTTTCTTAGGTAACGGTAGATCGTCATATGCGAAACTCCGCACTCTGCTGCGATCTGCTCCGGTGTCTTTCTATCGTGAAGATAACGTCTTCTCAGCCATACTTCACTCTGATAAAACTTATTAGGCAATGCGCTCATCCGGTTCTATTAGTTCTCCATACCCGGCGTCTGGGTCAATCCACCAAACACACAAGTCCTTGGATTGGGCATACTTGATGCAGTTGAACGTACCGCCCTTTTTCGTGCCGTCCCAAACCGCAATAAGCAACTCAGCACGATCAACCATCCACTCGTTGCGGTTATGGTAAACCCATGGGCCACGGTACTTCACAGAAGGATCGACATTAACCACTTCAACAGCATAGTTCATAGCCATCATATAGTTATAGTCGTCGGCAATCCTTGGCTTGTGTCCAGCCCACGGACGAGCGGAGACGAATGGGATTTCCATTCGATATGCAACTTTGGCAGCAAGTAGATCGACTCCTGCTGCCATGCCCTGAATTACCTTTGAAACCTCTAGTTCGTTATAGGCATCTTCCAGTGCCTTTTCCACAAGGCTCATGTCCTTGATGCGCTCGGGGCGGTGCCCGGTGATCGCTACAGTAGTCATTTCATTCCTTACGAGTTAGTTTATTGGCAGCATAGTAGGCTACACCTACCGCGTCTCCGATGTTATCAGAGCCAGACTCGATTGTAAAGTACCTACGGGCGAAGTCTAGGGTGCGCTGCTTTCGCATTAGTCTACCGGCGTTCTGGTACCACGACGCACTCTTACCGGGATTGTCAGCCTTCAACTTTGCCTTTTCAGCAGCCTTCAAGTTGGGGTTACCAATAAATGACTGCCATGTGATCGGAGGAACCTCAACGACCTCGGCACCATTCTGCATTAGTACAGACATGACAGCACCGTATACATATGCCAAAAGGATTGCCGTCTTAACGTTCTTAACGGCAATCGCTGCTTCAATGGCTACGTAGTCTGCTCTGAAACCTTCCGCGCCCATGATATCAGACGAGTCTAGGAGCGCCTGAGTTTTTACTCGTGCATCCTTTAGTCGCTTGAAAACATTGTCGCCTTCAAAGAAGATTTCGCCACAGTAGAGGGGCTTGTCTCCCTCAAAGCATGCGTATGCAAGTGACTTGGTTGAACAGTCAATTCCTAGCGCCCTTACTACCGGCGTCTTCGTCGCCCTGTCCCACTTACTCATATGATCGCATCCAATACTGTCTTTGTGCGGCTAACCTCAGCGGCTGCCTCGCACTTAGCGCAAAACTTTGACTCGTTGTACCTTGACAAAAAGGTACCACAGTGAGGCGTCTTGCAAACCCTCTCAGCACCGTTCATTCGTGCTTTGTCTTCGTAGTAGCGCTCCATCAATCGTGCATTGGTGGCTCGCTTGCAGCACTCGTCGGTGTGGTAAATCTGGTTATGCTT